TGATAAACTCTGCGAAGAGAGGGCCGCGGGGTCCGGGGAGGCCTACGACGATGAGATCAAGGCAATACAGGACGCGATGGCCCGCACCAGCTGGCCCGTAATGCTCTCCTCCTATCGGAACGATATTGATGGACTTAATGAAGAGAAAGATACCGATTACGGAGATGCAGACTCAATAATTAAGAGTCTGGAGGCGGAGGGAGCGGAGCGCCCCCGCTACAGTGCGCGTGTGGGTGATGGTGGGGTGGGCGGTGGTATCCGTAAAAGAAGAAAATCTAAAAGAAGAAAATCTAAAAGAAGAAAATCTCATAAGAGAAAATCTCATAAAAGAAAATCTTATAAGCGTAAAAAGACAAAGAAGGGAAAAAGATCATAAAAATTTTTAATGATGTTCTGTTAAATAATGAATGACTAATCCACTCATAAAAGATACGAAATTTGAGAATAAAACAAATTTAAGTGAATAGTTATCGTCTCTTTGGAGAGAATTATTTTCTGAAGAATTTTCCATTTATTAAAGTTAAATTTTTTATTTAAAGTTATTTAACGAACATAGATTGTTATATTCTATGGATTGTTCCATTTGTTTAGGTGAAATAAAATCATCTGATAATATTTTTACATTATCATGTAATCATAAATTACATTATTCATGTTTTCTTTCTTATGCGTTAAAGACACAAGGTAATATTTTCGTTAATTGTCCGATATGTCGTGTAATGAATATAAGTGATACTAAATCATCAACTGATCCTGAGTTAAATATAAGAATTTTATGTTCTCATGAAAAATCAAAGAGATGTTGTCATAAGACTAAAAAAGGATTGAGATGTAAAAATAAGGCATCATTACTGAATTATGGATATTGTTCTGTTCATAATAAGGAAGTTTTACCGAAGAATAAATATCCTGTGATGTCTGTTTATTTGTATTATATTATTCAGACTAATAATAGTTGGTATACAAAGATTTTTCTAATTGATTTAGTTAAAAAATTATTAATTAAATATCCTGAGATTGATAAATTAGAACAAATTCATTATTATATGTTACGTTTTAAATTCCATCGTTTTGAAGATGATTATTTAATTAGTCCACCATCGATGTATGAGTATTATAATTTAAAAACGCCACCAGACCAATGGGTAAATAAATGTATTAACAATTGTATTTTAATTTAAAAGAATTAATTTTTTTTAAATATATATTATATATTAAAATGAAAGAATATTCTAGGAAGAGATCTTTTAGAAAATTTAAGAAACGAGGAAGACAAAATATTAAAAAACAAAGGGGACTTAAAAATAAACGTTCAAAAATGTTAAGGAATAAAATATTAAGAGGTGGGGGTGGGGAGGGTGCAACAGGAGAGGGCAATAAATGTTCACACGATTGGTCGATAGATAAGCTTGTCGAAGAAAATTGTTGTGTAAGAGAGGGGAAGATACTAAGTATGCAAGATTGTTCTAATCATCTGACTGCGGTTCAGGACGGAGGAACCCCCGTTGAAGGAAGACCGGGATGGTATATGTTTGCTACATCTGCCGAAAGCGACGAAGGCATGAAACCATATTATTATAATACGGAAACTGAAAAGACGACATGGGATTTGCCCAAAACAGAGGGTGGTCTCCCTCTTGAATTAGAAGAGGGCTCGGAGGATGAGGACGAAGAGATGAGGGCAGAAGTTGCCGCAGAGGAGGAGGAGAAAAAAAGACAAGTTGAAGATCTTTTAAAAAAGAAGGGTGAAGTTGAAAAATTAAAGGGGGATAATTTTGCTACGAAAAAAAATTCTAGTGAATGGGAAAAACTTTTTGCCGCTTCTCTTTTCGTGCCCTACCCACTCGGACTGGTAATCGCTCTATGTCATGGTAAACCTAGGATTAAAACAGTTATGGAGAGCGATGGCTACGATTCGATCGCTTATGATGTAGCGGCATGGGTCAATAAGAGGATGCGCGATTCCCCCTCCAGAAAAAGTGAAACCTATGCTCATCCCTCACTTAGACCTTTTTTTGATAAGGTATCTGAATTAGACGGCGATTCTGAAAGTGAACTTGAAAATCGTAAGGCTAGCACTTTTAACATGGCGGTGGTGGTCGAAAGAGAACTAGATAATTTTACCGAAATTAAGGAGGCGTGGCCTTTATTTGAGGATTTTGTGACTTCTATCATATCTGCAGGGAATATTTTCTTATCTACCATGAATAAGTCTGAATTAATCACTTATATTGAGGAGAATAAAAAGTTTACTGGCGTGGGCTCTCTAAATGAAAAGACTATTGAAGAATTACGAATAATAGCTGGAGAGGTAAATGAAGGAGGACAGGTGTCATATCCGAAAATGAATCCCTCGTCTCCATTAGAATTCTCAGAACTACTTATACTCTTTGATATGACACGAAATACATTATTAAAAATGATGGGTGGGGAAGCAGTAGAAGCGGAGATGAACGATAATTCTCCTTTGGGGAGAGCCTTAAAGGAAAAATCTTCTAAAATCGCCACAACTCTTGATGAACTAGAGAAACTAAAAAAAAAATTGATGGAAAGTGATCCAAGCGTATATTCAGAATGGAAAGACGGACGTATAAATAGATTGCGTGAGATCTGTGAAGATTATATTAGAGAGAGGAGTGGAGGGGGTGAAAGTTCTCTTCAAAATGAAGATGGGGTGGCCGCGCTTAAAGAATTATTTACGGCGCCGTTTGAAGGGAAAAAGGAAAAGGGGAAAAGCCGCCGTCCATTTACTTTATCCATCGAGCAGGGGGCGAAGGGAGGGGGTGTTTATTTTGAGTGGTCCAAAGGGAGCTTGTTTGGCCATAAAGGGGGGCCATACTCACTTCCGAAGTATATTGGAATAGAATATGATGAAGAAAGTAAACTCTTAAAATTTTCATTTTCACTAAAAGAGGGGGGCAAGATGGAAAGTCTTGCCGTTAAAGTATTAAAGGATGGAGAAGAAGAAATAGATGAAGAAAGAGCGAGATTTATAGCAGCGGCCTTTTCTTATTTTTGTGAGACTGATAGTGGGATTTTTTCGGAGATGGAGGCTTCTGCAGACGACGGAACTCATCGTAATGTGATAAGCGGAGAGCAGATGGCGAAAAGGACGGAGAAGGTGACGAAGGCGGCGTGGGGAGCCGCCGCTGCTGCTGCCCAGGCGCTGTTCACCGGCGGCGGAACCTCCATTCAAAGGAGAAAAAGGAGAAAAAGTAATAGAAGGAAAAATAAAAAACATAAGAAGAAGAGAAGTAAGAAATATAAACGCTATAAAAGAATAAAAACTATTCGTTGCTAATAATATTAATTTAAAAGAATTAATTTAAGATATAGAAATGAATAAATTTGCTGAACAAAAAAAACAACATGTACAGAATCTTTTAAAATTTCTTGAAGAAGCTCAAATCTCAAATCCAAATCATGACAGTACAAAAGAACCTTTCTTTCGGGGAGGTGATAGAGCATCATTTTTAATGGATAATAAAGATCTTCCTAAATTTCCAGATACATTAAATCGTCATATTAAAATTCTTTATGAAATAATAGGTAATCCTGATGTAGAAGTTTATCTTGGAGAATGGACTATATTTCCATTGAATCGAGCCATGGAAACATATAACCAATTTTGTAAAGATGGTCAAGAATCTGTTTTTGATATCGCATTTCAATATTATGGTTTAGGTCACATTAAAATATTATCATGTGATTTAGACAATCATTTATTATTTTATAGGATGGATGGTGGGTCTAATGGGTGGGATCGTGAAGCCAATTATCAGAAAATAATAAATTATGATAAAAAAGATTATGAATATATGTATTTTAATGAATGGGTGAAAAAGATGAAATCTACTTAACAATACATATGAAAAGGTGGTGTATCAGATGAATTTATTTTAAGAAGTTCTTCTATATGATTTTCATTGAGTGTAACGGGGAGTTTAAAATCCTTTAATGTAAATGATAAATTTGTAGTTTCTTGGGATAAAATATAAATATTAATTTTTGAAATAATTGTTTCAATACATCGTTTTAAATTACGAACACCTTCTTCCCCTTGAGTATACATTGATATAATTTTTTGGATAATTTCATCTGTAAATAGAATATCTTCTCCCTTAAATGAATACGTTTTATATATTTCAGGGATAAGATATTCACGACTAATTTTAAGTTTATCATCTACAGAAAATCCTTTTGTATTGATGACATACATTCTATCTTTAAGAATTTTATTGATCATATTTTCATTATTGTAAGAAAAGATAAATAAGGCTTTTGATAAATCAAGATTAATTCCTGAAAAATAATTATCTTGAAATAAAGAATTTTGTGAAGGATCAGTGAGATGGGTTAACATATGAACAATTTCTTCACCTTTCGGAGTATCACTAATTTTATCTAATTCATCGAAATAAATAACTGGATTCATACATTTTGAATCATGAAGGATTTGAACAATTCTACCCCAATGAGAGCCTTCATAAGTATATGAATGACCATCAAAATAAGCTGAATCTGAAGCACCACCAAGAGCAATGAAAGCAAAGGGACGATTTAATACTTTTGAGATACCATCTTTAACGAGGGTTGTTTTCCCATTACCCATGGGACCTTGAATTGCGAGAACATTCCCTCCACTATTTGGATTTTTGATCCATTTACCGATAACTTGTAAAATATGAGTTTTTGCTTCTTGATGACCATATATTGCTTTATTAAGAGTATTAGAAGTTTCCTTTATAAATTTAGATATTTCATTATCTGGCCGATCCGACTGGATAGGTAAATCCATATATTTTCCAAAAGGAATACGTAATAAACCATTTATCCAATGATCCATTTTATTATATTCACCCGTTGAAACATCCATTTCAGATAATTTATCAATATTTTCCATTGCGATTGCTTTTGTTTTTAATTCCATATCAGATTCAATAATTTTAAACCGAAGAGGAATATTTTTATCATTTAAGTTATAAATTTCTTGTGTTTTTTGAATTAATTCTTTTTTTTTAGTTTCAGATAATTTATGAAAGAATTCCATATTTGCTTCTTCTGAATTTAAATTCATCTGTTGATCAATTAAATCTTCATATTTTTCATCATATTCATCATATTCAAATGAATATTCTGTATCATCACTGTTAGTATCCGATAGAGAATCATCGGATTCATCGGATTCATCGGATTCATTTTCATCTGATACTAAAGAATCAAGCGATTCACTATTTTCAGATTCCTCAGCTGATACAAATGATGAATCATCAGAATCATCGGAATCATATTTGATATCATTCTGTAATTGAATAATAAGAGATTTATCATTATCTTCTTGTTTCTCTGTATCAAGATTTATTTCATTTGGAATATCTATTTCGGATACTTTAATTTTTTTCTTTTTCTTTTTCTTTTCTTTTTTATTCTTTTTAAGTTCAATATTTGCTTTATCTGTTGCTTTCATGATTAAATATGACATAAGAATATCATTTAATTTTTTATTTTTCCCTTTTCCTTTCTCTTTCCCTTTCCCTTTCCCTTTCCCTTTCTCTTTCCCTTTCTTTTTCTTATATTCTTTTTTAGGCGATTGATTTATTTCATAATTGATCGAACCTCTCGAAAGAATAGAAATCTGCTTTTGAAATTCATTAGTATCAAAAGGTTCTTGACAATCATAATCAATAAAACCTTTTAAATTTCCATGTTCATCAATATCACTTAAATCACTTAAATCACTTAAATCACTTTTATCATCATTAAGATCAATAATAGTCTCATTTTGTTTCATTTTAGAACGAGTAATCATCCCATGAATACTTTCAGTCATAGTTTATTGTATTCAATTATAAAATATATTTAAATCAAATTTAAAAATTATTTTTTAGATTTCTTTGTTATTTTAGAAACAGCAAATATAATACCTCCCGTTCCAAATATTATAATACAAGTGAATAGATATAGGATTAACGCCATAATCATTGCATTAATAATATCAATTTTGTCATCTAAATCTTGCCCTCTTTCTGTAAAATGATTCACTTTATTATATATCCATGGATATAAGTATGTATACATCACTGAGAAAATAATGATACTCACAATTAATTGAGCTGTCGCTGTTGCTGTTATAATTATTTTTTTCCCCATTTTATAGATTTATATATAGATATATAGATATTTTAATTGTACCATAATTGATTACGGGTATCTTTGATAGAAATATTTAATTCTTTTAAGGTTTTATCATTGGGTAATGGATTCATCTTCTTGATAGATTGTAAACGATCTGAATATAGATTTATATCTTTTAAATAACTTTTATTAATAATCTCTTGAATGGTGGGATTGTTATTTTCAAAGAAGTATAAACTAATATGATCATTGTATCCAAATGGATTTGTAATTCGTAAAATAGTCATTTGTTATAAATAAATGAATTATTTTTAAATTTGTTTTAAAATTTGATTTATATTTAAATAAATAAATATAAGTAATATCATATATGTCTGAATATCAACCGATAACTAAAAATGTTACGGGATTACAATTCAGTATTATGGGTCCCGATGAAATAAGAGATAATTCTGTTGTTGAAGTTACAAAACATGAAACATATGATAAAGATATCCCCGTTATTAAGGGGTTATTTGATAGTCGTATGGGAACAACTGATATGGGGAAAGTATGTAATACTTGTGGATTAAGTAATAAGGAATGTCCAGGTCATTTTGGTCATATTGAGTTAGCCAGACCTGTATATAATTATCATTTTATTGATGTTACAATGAAAGTTTTAAAATGTGTCTGTTTCCGTTGTGGTAAATTAAGAATTAATAAAGAATCTCCTATAATTGAAAATATTAGTAAATTTCCGAATAAAAAGAGATTTGATAGTATCTATAATCTATCATCAAAGATATCAAGATGCGGGCAAGAAACTGAAGATGGGTGCGGTTGTTTACAACCACACCGTTACAAACTAGATGGTGTTTCGGGTATTCAGGCTATTTGGAAATCATCAGATATTGTTTCAGAGAATAGTGGTTCAAATTCTCAATATTTTAATGCTGAATATATTAAATCATTATTTGAAAAAATATCAGATGAAGATTCAAATCTATTAGGATTTAGTTCTGTATGGTGTCGTCCAGAATGGTTAATCTGTTCTGTTTTACCAGTACCACCGCCGGCTGTAAGACCTTCTGTCAAACAAGGTAATTCTCAGCGTATGGATGATGATTTAACGCATAAATTAGCTGAAATAGTAAAATATAATAATTCATTGAAGAAAAAAATTGAATCATTTGCTCGTCAAGAGATTATTGATGATTGGTACAATATGGTTGTATATCATGTGATAACATTTATTGATAATGAGATGCCCGGTATATCTCAATCAACGCATCGATCAGGTAGACCTCTAAAGGCTATTCGTCAAAGATTAAAAGGTAAAGAAGGGAGATTAAGATCAAATCTTATGGGTAAGAGAGTTGATTTTTCTGCGAGAAGTGTAATTACACCTGATCCCAATATTGAATTAGATCAATTAGGTGTGCCTATTAAGATTGCTTTGAATTTAACATTCCCTGAAATTGTAAATAAATTTAATAAAACAGAATTAACAGAATTAGTTCGGAATGGTCCTAAGATATGGCCTGGAGCAAAAAGTATTATTAAGAAAAATGGTAATAAAATTACAATTAATGAAAATAATAAAGATACACTTGATATTGAATTAGGTGATAAAATTAATCGTCATATAGTTGATAATGATTATGTATTATTTAATCGGCAACCATCCCTTCATAAAATGAGTATGATGGGGCATAGAGTTAAAGTGATGAAAGGGGATACATTTCGTTTAAATATTAGTGTAACTCCTCCTTATAATGCTGATTTTGATGGCGATGAAATGAATATGCATGTTCCACAATCAATCCATGCTTTATCGGAGTTAATTAATATTGCTTCTGTGAATAAACAGATTATTTCACCGCGTGAAAACAAACCAATTATTACTATTGTTCAAGATACATTATTGGGGATGTATAAATTAACTAATTCGGAGATTATCGGATTTAATGAAGGTTCTTCATTACAATATGGTGAAAATACGAATATATATGATGTTTCCGATAATACAGCTACTAAATGTGTTGATTCATGTGTTTATACATTTAAGCAAATGTTAAATATTATTTCTGATTTATCTACATTTGATGGATCATTACCTAATCCTGATAATTCTATTGAATTAAATGGTAAAGTGATACAATTATGGTCTGGTAGATCAATATTATCTTATATATTACCAGATAATATTAATTTAGAGATGACAAATAGTAAATATGAAACTAATAATTCAAGTTCAAATGATGAAACCATAAAGAAGAAAACATTAATAGAAAATAATAAGAAGATTAATATTGTTAAGATTGTAAATGGTATTATTAAGCAAGGTACATTTGATAAAGGTATGTTTTCTAAGACATCCAAAGGCTTAATTCATACTATCTTTAATGATTTAGGTCCTGAAAGAACAAATCATTTTATTAATGATTTACAGAAGATAGTTACTTATATTTTAATGATTGAAGGGTTCAGTGTTGGGATTAGTGATATGATAGCTGATAAGATAACAAATGAGAAAATAACAAATCAAATTAATGAAACAAAAGGTAAAATTGATGAAATTATGCAAGATTTTCATTTGAATATCTATGAAAGCATACCAGGTCAATCAAATAAGGATTATTTTGAATCGCAGGTTAATTCGATTCTTAATAAAACTATTAATGAGACAGGAAAAATTGGCTTATCAAATCTAGATCCAAAAAATAGAGCGGCATTTATGGTTAATTCAGGATCAAAGGGTAAAATTACAAATATTGCTCAAATGATTGCTTGTTTAGGACAACAGAATGTTGATGGGAAAAGAATTCCTTATGGTTTTAAAGATCGCACTTTGCCTCATTATTATAAATATGATGATTCTTCAGAAGCTCGTGGATTTGTTCAAAATTCATTTATTTCAGGTCAAACTCCTCAAGAATTCTTCTTTCATGCGATGGGTGGTAGGGAAGGTTTAATTGATACGGCAGTAAAAACATCTGAAACTGGATATGTTCAAAGAAAATTAGTAAAGGCGATGGAAGATTTAATGGTTGGTTATGATTATTCAGTAAGAAGTAGTTCGGGTTCTATTATTCAATTTATTTATGGTAATGATGGAATGGATGGAACATTTATTGAATCTCAAGCCTTATATTTAACAAAATTATCTTATGAACAATTAGTAACTAAATTTCATTTTGATGATAAAACAGATTGGAATAAATATTATAATAAGTCTTTAGCAGAAAAGGCACCCTCTTCACAAAAATTATATGATACTATATTTACGAATTTACTTGATCATAGAGAATATTTAATTAATGTTATATTCCAAGGTGATATTCAAAATAATATTAATTATCCTGTTCATATTAATCGTATAGTTGAAAATATAACAACTAAGAAGGGTAAATCAAATATGCTCCCTATAGATATTGATAAAGGGAATCATAAATTAATAGAATCCTTATATATTCGTGATAATTTTAAGAATAATAAGATTATTGGAATATTGATTAATATTCATTTAAGTCCTAAGATTTTAATTTCAGAATATAAAATTAAGAGAAATGAATATAAAATTATTCAAAAAACTATTAAAGAAATTTTTCATAATTCTAAAATATCGCCCGGTGAAATGGTAGGAGCTGTTGCAGCACAAAGTATTGGTGAACCAGCTACACAAATGACATTAAATACATTCCATTTTGCTGGTGTAAGTGCTAAATCAAATGTTACACGTGGTATTCCTCGGTTAAAGGAATTATTACATGTGAGTAAAAATATAAAATCCCCTTCCACAAAGATATATTTGAAAGATGAATTTTCGCATGATAAAAATAAATCGGCATTTATTAAGAATCAATTGGAATATACGTTAATGAAGGATATAATTATATCAAGTAGTATCTATTATGATCCTAAAAATGATATAGATGATACAGTTATTGAGGAAGATAAAGAATTATTAAAGATTTATAAAGAGTTTTCTGAATTAGAAATGGATGAGTCACAGGATTATGTAAATAGTCCATGGATTATAAGAATTGTATTTGATAAAAATATTATGATGGAAAAGAGTATTATTATGGAGGATGTATATATGAAACTTATGGATTATGATATTGATAGATTATCATTTACATATACGGATGATAATTCTAAGAATTTAATTGGTAGAATATCACTGAAAGTAGATAAAGAGGATAAAAAAAATGGTATTCAAAATCAATCTGATATTATTTCAGTTATTAAAAATATTAATGAAGATATCTTAAATAATATTGTAATTAAGGGAATTGAAAATATCACAGATATTATTATTACAGATATTACCGAGTCAATTAAGGAAGATTATGAATATAAAAATAAAGAAAAAAATATTTTAGAGACTGATGGTGTAAATTTAATAAGTTTGATTACGAATCCAAATATTGATTTCACAAAAACAATCTCAAATGATATTATTGAAGTCTATGAATTATTTGGTATTGAATCGGCTCGTTGTATCTTAATAGAAGAAGTTACAGAGGTTGTTGAACATGCTGGTGAATATATTAATCAAAGACATATAGAATTACTTTGTGATTCTATGACATGTAAAGGCGAATTAACATCTATTAATCGTCAGGGTATAAATAGAGGTGATGTAGGTCCACTTGCGAAATGCTCTTTTGAAGATACAACAGATCAATTAATAAAAGCTGGTATCTTTTCTGAGAAGGATAATCTAACCGGTGTATCTAGTAATATTATGATGGGACAAACAATTAAATCGGGTACTGGTGCTTGTAGTGTATTACTGGATGAAAATTATTTATTGAAATCACTTGAAAGTCAAGATTCATTTGAGGATGAATTTGATGAAATAGATGAAGATAATATAGATATTTTAATGGGTGAAGATATCAAAGGTGATGGTTGTGATGATAATGATTTTAAATTTTCATTTGAATAAATAATTAATCTTATTCTAAATTACTTGTTCCTGTTGTTTCTATTATTTTTTATGATTCTAATTCTTCTGTACTCAATGATTCTTCTAATACAGT